TGCTTACGCAGGTGTAGTTGATCGCTGTATTAGCTTTTTTTTGTTAAAAATTCTTCGGTAATGTACCAAGGAATCTTCTTTTTGCCTGATAACCATCCACGAATATCATTAGGTTTATGCCCTGTATTCCTGAATACGTCTTCGACAGAAAGTCGGTGTTTCAAACATAGTGTTTGTAATTCATCACTTGTCATATTTGTTTAAGTTTGTCTATTGTTGGATTCTTTTGTTTAAATTCTTTTGCTAAATCAACATGAGCTAACTTAGCAGATAAACCATTAGGATGTCCTAAAGATATATAATGGTCATATCTATCGCTGTAATATTTACTACGTTCTATGCCTTCTTCTTTTTTTTGCTTTTTGATTTTGGAAATCCTGCTTTCATATTCGCATAAGCTTTAGCACTTATAGTAGATTTAGATTTAGGTCTACTAGTACCTGCTTTCTTACGTTTATTTATGTTGTGATATAATCCTTTACTTGCCATAACACTTCTTCTTTTTTTTCATTGGTGGTCTACCACGTTTCTTTCCGTATGTTCCTGGTCCTTTTGGCATTATAATAACCTCAATATCTCTGTAAATTTATCACTCATTAAGACAAAAACAACAATAGCTCCATAAGCTGCGTATTTAAATCTAAACACCTCAATTTTAACATCTTTCATATCGTCTTTTAAATCATCTATATCTGATGCAATATGTGCTAAATGATTTGTTTTAATCAGATGTACATCTTTTTTTAATAATTCTAATTCTGTGTTGATATCCTTATCGTTCATGCTAATGGCAACCTCTTGCGTTTTGGGTACATGTTAAGAGCCATAGCAACTGCCTGTTTCTGTGGCTTTCCTTCTTTTTTCAGCATCTTAATCTTTTTAGAAATAAGTTTAACTCTGCTCTTTCCTTTGTAATCAGGTTTAAACTTAGGGTAAGCCATTATGTTGGTCCTATCCCTACAGGTCTATTTTGTACTGCTTCTAGTGCTAGTTCCTGTTCATTAAGTTCTAATTGAGATTTTTTCAACTGTAGTTCTTGTTGCTTAATCGCTAGATCAATCGCAGCTTCTTCTTGTTTAAGTTTAAGTTCTTGTGCTTTTAGTTGCGTATCTATTTCTAGTTCTTGAGCTTGTAATTGTAATTTTTGTAATTCTACTTGTGCTTTTTGTGCAGCAACCTTTTCATCTAGTGATGGTTCTGGTGGTGCTTGTGGTGGCATCATTTCTGGATTAGATATGAATTGGTCTGTATTTTTATATCCTGATTGTGCAATAAATTCGCTAATAGCATTATACAAGTTCTTAGGTGTAACAAGACTACCCATACCACCATTTTGTACTACTGTACCTAGTAAAGTCATAATAGAAGACATTGTTTGTGTTTTAGATTGTTGCGAACCACTGCCAATACCTACATTAACAGTACAGTTAAGTTTATCTTTCCATCTTGATACATCAATCGGTACAAATTTACCATTCAGATAGAACATTTTTTGTCTATCTTCGTATCTTTGAACTAGTGCGTATATGTTTCTAAATAAATCTTTAACACCTGTTTCTGCAAAAATACGAGCAATAAGCTCAACTCTTTGCATTGCAGACTCTGTTGCTGCTGAAATCGCACCTGACGTCACATGTGAAGTTAATACATCAGGATTGAGACCTTGGGTCATTTTAGATACACCACTTCTTTCTTCTCTAATACCATCTAGGTATTGAACCATTTGGAACGCATAAGGTTGAATTTGTGGTGTAGGTAAAGCTGTAACAGCACCTGGTGCTCTCATTCTAACAATACCACCTGGTCTTGATGTTAATAAATCGTCTAACTCTACTTGTCCTGCTAATACTGCATAACGTGCATTATTCGTTAGATACATGTTATCTAACAGGTTACGCATAATAGTTGACTTAATTAATTGGATATCTTTGACTGTATCGGCAATAGACATGCCGTAGAATTTGTGTGGGATAGGTAATGGGCAGATAGCAGAAAAAGGAATCATGTCGATTTCTTCGTTATCTAAGATATAGTTTCCACCCTTAGTAATCTTTCTAAGTTCTGCAACTCCATCGTTATCGTAGTCAATACGCATATAACATTCATCAATCCAAACCTTTTTGTTTGGACCACTACCCTCAGATGGTGGTACAGAATCATCATCATAGCTAAATCTAGCTAGTCTTTCCTCATTTAACTCTGCTTCTGATTGGTCATAACTTGGTATGTCTTCTACTATTTTAGGATCATATCCTTCTGCAATTAAATCACTTACAGATTTTTTAACCCTATGACAGACAAAGTCTGCATCTTCAAGAGATGCTGCTCTACGTGAAACTAAAAATTCTTCTGGTGGAACTGCCATAACTCTGACTTGTCCATACCCTTTATAACATTTGGCTTTAACATCGTGTTCAACAACTTTAGGGCTAACTAAAGTGCCAAAATCATCAACAACTGCTTTTTGTACAACTGTTTCTGTATGTTCTATAACTTCATAATCATCATTTGCTAGGATTGATTGGTACTCGATCTCAGTTAGGTTGGTATACGTTTCCGTATGAACTTCCTCTTTTTCTTCCCAGAAATGTTTAATTACTCCAGTCTTACTGATAAGTGCATCCTTAAAGGCATCATAAAGGATCTTAAACCCGTTATTTTGCTTGTTAAATACATAGTTGCAGTAGTCAGTAGCTTGTTGTGCCATTTCAACGTCTTCTGGACCTTGTGGCTCGAATTCTGCTGTGTTGTTATGTGTGGTAAAAATACGCATCAAAGACGGCATAATGTATTCGACTGTATCTCTTACATCAGTTGTAACGATTTCAGAACGACCATCAATCTCATTTCCAAATTTCTCACCAAGATAATACTTCATAGACTCTTCTCTTTGGTTAGAGAGTTCAGTATTTGCGTAGCCAGTAGCTCCTTGTATTTCGGAATTTAGCTGTGATACTAATTCGTCTTCAGTTAGTTTTCTTGGTTTTTTTGCCATTCTTTGCCTTTAGTGTGTCTAATTCTTTTTGTAGTTTGTCTAGTTTTTCTTCTAGTTCTTGAAGCTTATAAGCCATTTGTGTAGGTGATGCTATTAAGTTAGCCATTATTTTTTCTTTCTCTTTCTAAAGTCGTAAGCACCACTATCTCTTTCTTTAAGAAGCCTTTTAGTATAATTGTCTTTAAATTCCTTAAACTCAGGTCTGTCATATGTCTTTCCCAATTCACCTAAAGCACTTGTCATCATTCTTGCCTTTAATTGTTCAGAACTCATATCCTTTATAGTATCCCTATATGGAGTTCTTTTTGTAAGCCTATCCACAGACTTTTTCATATTAGTTCTATTTCTTTTAAATCTTTGTGCTGCTGATTCTGCCATCGTTATCTCCTAAACTATCGCTACATCTGGTCCTAGTCTACCTTTACTATTCCACTTAGATGTTTCTGTTGTACTGTGTCTTAGACTCATAACTGCATAACGGGTAGCAGACATGATGTCATCCTTAATCTTTACTATTTTGCCATCTTTACGATGATATAACCTATACTCCTCAAACCAGTCATAACAGGTGTTAAATACCTTAAATTTACCCTGTTCCATGCGAGATAACATATCCATGATCCCTGCTTCTACTGAATTACCCCCTTTCTTCTCACCTAATGCTGGTGGGTTCTCAAAGTGAAATGGCAACATATTGACGTTAGCTTGTCGGTAATGTTCAGCTAATGTAACACCACTACCTTTATCGTGTTGATATCCATCATGAGGGAAAGCTATTGGTATGTAATGGCTTCCTTCTCTCTGATTGATGTGTCCTGCATGGTAATCAGGTGTTTGTTTTGACATCTTGTAGGTGTCGTAAACATACACGATATCCTCATCCCTATCCCATGCCACCCAAACAACTGCTGTAGGGTGGTCATAGCCAAAATCGAGACCTGCGATACGAGGGTAATGAGAGGGTATAGTAAATGGTTCGCAGGTCAGATTGTCCTCTAATATCGGAAATACCAGACCACTACCTATCATTGGTATTCCTTTAGACCTCATATCTCTTTCATGAGGTGGTAATGCTTGTAAAATCTGTTCTTTCATGTCGTCAGTCAGATGGTCTGCATCTTCCCAACCTGCCGTAATCAATGCCTGTTTAGACTTTAATTCTGACGTAAAATTCTGTACTACCTCAGTCATGCCTGATTCTGGGGTAAATGTCATATAGACTTGTCCTTGCTTGTCTAATGTCCTGGTTATACATTGTGAGTATATATCTTGAGGTGGTTCTTCATCTAGCCATACTAGATCGATACTCTCCCCCATAAATTTTTCAGCACCCATTTCATATGCTTTAAAGGCAACACGAGACCACCCACCACTTTTATGTTTAACAAGGACTGACGAGTGTGCGTTTGGTACTCCAGGTTTCCTTGTAGTTTCACCAATGAGATGTTTAGGGATACTTCCTTTCCCTTTATCTCTCGGGTTGTCTGGTTGCCCAAATAATTCTCTTTGACAGATATCTCTTGTGGTTTCATTACTAGCACCACATACCCATGCTCTTATTGGCTCTTTAAAGCGTTTTCCTTTCCACCAACTAGGATACTCACCTGTCAAATGGATAGCCATCTCCATAGCCCCTACATAGGACTTTCCCACCCTGTTTGCAGCCATCAACAGTCTTTGATTAGCTTCTTTGCCACTATCATGGAATCTTGATTGAAACTGATAAGGTTCGTAGTAGTTTAATCTATTGGTCTGTTGGCGAGTCTTAAGAGTGGATATGATCTCATCTATTCTTTGTGTATCTGTAGACATAGTTATCCACCCCCTATTGTAATGATTTTTTTTCTAAATACAACTATATCTTGTGTTTTTGTTAGATTGAATTAGCACATCTTGTGCTAACCCAGTAATGAATTAGCATATGTTGTGTTTTAGTTGGGGCAAGTAGCTTTACCCCAACCACTATGACGAAACACTACGATTGTAGTTTTTCTTCCATCCAGTTGTCAATAACATCTTTACTCCAAACCGAAATACGATTCATCTTCTTAGGTTTAGGGAACTTACCCTGCCTAATCCAGGTATAGATCGTTGATGGTTTTGCACTAGTAACATTGTATAAGTCTTTCATTCTGTAGACTTTTGATATTGATAAGTCTCTTGTCTTGTCTTGCATAGTCTTGTCTCCTATTGTTTTTAGTCATTGTATTACATCTGTGATTTATATACAACATATCGTATATACACTTATATATCCCCAAGAGAATATGGAGGGAACTATATATATTATAACGTCTGGCTATGGGGGGTTGCCTATGTTCTGGAATTCTAATAATAATCAATCATTATCTTAAATACACATCATTAGTAGTCTTTATACATACCCTTATAAGCTTCTGTAATGCCTGTTATGGATAGATAAATAATATTGGTATGGTTAGCTATCAGATATATTAATTAGATTTATTTTGGCGTGTGTGTTAGAAAGTATGAACGTTTATTCCTGGTAAGTAGTAATATCTAAAACCCAGATAAAAACAAATAACCATTAATTAAATATCTTCTTATACCCTTGTATATATTGCTCTATAGCATAGCCATGTATTACTTACCTTTTCGCGATTTCTGACAAGGTGAGATCTCACCAATTTTAAGAAGCTTTTTTTTACTTTATAGACAAAATAAAAAAGGCAGTTTTTGAGACTGCCTTTAATAGAATATTTAGATATTTTTTAACTTTCTTTTTTTATTCTTTTTATGAAAATATCCTTTGCATTTTCATAGTTATGTAATGACTTGAATAAATAACTGCCATTTCCTGTTTGTATACTGCCATTATCTTGTATGAATATTGGATGTATTATCCACTCTTTTACAGTCTCAGACATTAAAAAGAATCTTTTAACATCAAAAACATTATTTTTTAATTTCTCGCAGATGATCACCTGTAAATTTTTACCATTGTCAGCCATTAATTTTTGATATTTTTCTTTATATTCGTTCATTTTTTTACCCTCTAAGTTAATTAATTAATTTCATTATAGTCATATATTCATATATTGCAAGACATAAAAAAGGCATCATAAATCAATATAATGCCTTAGTATTATTTAGTTATTAATAAATAGTGTCGTATAATTCACCGCCTAGTATTGTTTTGAGTATGTCTGCTGGCTGTATTTCATAGGTTTCTTCTCTTTGCCATTCCTCTAAATCTAATGAATCTTCATCATTTATCAAATTGTCATTTTTATCTACATACCAATATTGATTAAAATTATCATAATAACAGTTATTATTAATATCTATTATAGAATCTAATGTATCTCTTACTTCATCAGCTATTTCAAAGAAGTTAATATTAACTTCACCTAATCCATAAAGATCATTATTTAATAAACTGATTTTATGATGTGTTTCTTTGTCGATTTCTTTGTAAAATCTATCATGTATTATTTCTGATATTTCCATTGTTTTTTTACCTCTCTAAAAGTTTAATAATATATCTATCTGGACAAGTGCAATCATTAAAAAATATAATATACATGTTCCAATAATTGCACCTGTAAACGCTTTTAATATGTCAAATATAGTCATTTTTAATTATCCTCGAATATAACTACATCATGGCTATCAGTTTCATATACTGAGTAATTATCCTGTAATTCATTGGCGAATTCATCATAATTAAAAAATCTATGTACTGTTGAATCTGTATTGTATTGACATAAAACAACTTCATCAGCGTAATGCTCAGCATATTCTTTAAAATTAGAATAATGCAAGTGATATTCCTTATCATCTAAAGATGATATATCATCACTCGGATACATTTCTCCAAAACCTTTGACAACATCATAGCCATGCTTTTCAATTGCATACATATATTTCTCAATCTCATCAATGCTAGGATATTCGCCAAGATTAATAAAATTATTATAATCATGTATAGCCCACTCTTCAGCATTGGGCATTTTTGAAGATTTCAACATGCTATTGATTTCATCTTGAATATAATTTTTGTCAAATTCCCAAATTTGCTCATCTTGATATGTTTTTTTAGTAAGTAGTTTTATCCATTTACCATGTAAAACACCACTATTATAAGATGATAGACAAGCGACATATATAGATCTTTCTATATCTGTATTTTTTTCTTTTAACATTTCCATAATAACCTCTTATGTTTATTAGTTAATAACAAATATATGATATATATTCTTTTATGTCAAAATTATTTATATCTCATGAATTTAATTAATATTATTTAATTCTAAAGATTTTTAGATTGAATTAGATCGCTTTACTGCTTGGATTGAATAAGAACGACTAGGATTGACTGACTGATTGAATGAACGACTAGGATTGAATGAGTGGACTTCCATGTCCTTTTGCGTTATATGAAACTAATCTTATTCCTTATTGTCTTTTTTAACTAAATCATATTGAGCATAATGACGCTCTAAGTCAGTTATAGCATCCCATACCTCGCTAATGTTGTCAGCTAGTTCTTGCCCCTCATCCTCATCATCAAAAACATGATCGGGTATTGAGTTATCTAAGTCACTCATAGCAGTTCTTAGCTTTCCCCACACACTTTTATTTTCTGTTTTCGTTCTACTCATTATTATTCCCCTCATCATCTTCAAAATTATCTGCATTTTTAACACACTCATCCCACTTTGAAGTAGATTCGAGTGTGTAAGTCTCTCCCTCGCCATCAAGATATAATTCTTGTGCCTTTTCAAAACTCTCAGCATAAACTGTTACTTCTTCTGTTGTTTCACAATGATTATGCCAAATGTATTCTTTTAATTTTGCCATTTTTTCCTCTCTCTTGTTAAAAATTGTATCCCAATTACTCTTTACTTGTTCTTCTGGTACTTGTGATTTTCTTCTTGTATATCCTTTACCCATGTCTACTCCAATGTCTTAAACATTCATCAAAGTGTTCTTGTATATTTTTTGGTTTTTCTGGCTCTTTTGAATTTTCATATTTCAGAGCATTGTCGCTAAATTCCTTTAACTGTTCTAATACTTCTTCTTTGGTAAACTCTCTAGCTTTTACTTCGTTGTCGTTATTTTCTACACATGTAGCACCATCACCAAATGCAATTTCAAAAACTTCTTTTATAAATTCTTCGTTAGTCATTTACTTTATCCTCTCTCATTTTTACCATTAAAAGTATATCTACCTTTAGCGATATCTCTTGAATTTTCTATTAACCATTCTTTGAAGTTTTCTCTCTTGTCGATTTTTATAGGCATAGAAAAATCTTCATCTAGATTTTTATCTGTAATATTTACTGTTTCCATGTTTATCCTCTCTAGTAGATAGGTTTGGGTGTATTCTGCATACTGATCGCCCAATTAGTTTGTATGCTATTACCTATCTACCTCTATAACATCTCTGTTTAGTTACCCTCTAACTAAACTATAACCATATTGAATGATATATACGATTATGTCAATAGCTTTTCTACTTCTTTATCGCATTTCTTTTTATCGCTATCGGATAACATAGAATAAGCCAATTTACCTCTTAGATTTTGCCTACGGGAACGTAGTTTGGCTTCTTCCAGATTCTTTTCATAATATCGTTTCTTGTGTTCTCTTATCTTATCTGGATTCCTTTCTGCCCATGATTGTTTTTTTTCCATATTTCTCTCCTAGAATGGTACGTCTGTTTTGTCGTTAAATATTGCCTCAATATCATCAATATTTTTCCTATCTTGGCTACCTAGCTTGTCTTTTGGATTGTATGTATTTACTTCTCCATAGAGTTTGCTTGGATTACTGCTTGATCTTTTAACATCTACATTTATCCATTCATCAGGATTGCCTAACTCTTTTTTTAGCCATACTGCTAACTGTTTCTTGTTTATTCCGATTCTCATTTCAATAAAATCTTTGTCTGATTCATTAAAATACAAACCCTCACTAAACTTCTTATCTTTTTTTTCTACCATTATTCATCTCCATAGATTAGTTTAATATCATAATCGCCTGTGTACTTCTCTGGCTTATCTCTAAGTTCTCCCTGACTTAGAAGTGCCATAGAATATTCTTCTAAGAGACTGAGCATAAAGATTTCAAACTCTACATTTCGCTTAAATTCCCATACTCTAGTGCCATTTAAAGACCAAGAGACTAAGTGTGTTTGGTTAATTTCCACCCCTAAACTGTTTAAAATGTACTGTTGTAGGTATATTTGTGGATAATATCTTGTGATTTCTTTAGAGGTATATGGTCTTTCCCCTAGTTTTCCACATTTTATTTCCAGCAAAGTATCTCCTGAGATCCCATCTGGAGTACAACTTAAATCAACGACTGTGTCTCCCTTTAGGTTTAGGAAGTTTTCAATTACATAGTTCTTTTGGTTATCTAGTATATCTTGTGGCATTTTCTTGTTCATAAGAATCCACTTGGCTACACCAGATTTTTCATGTTTATTGCCAAAATCCACATACTTCTGCATAAAAGGATCTATTGGCTCGACAACACCATTTAAATCGTTTTCAAGCATTTTAGAACGCTTAGTATACAAACCAAAACAATAGTTCATAGCTGATGAGCTACGAAGATTGTAACGCTTGACCGAGTTCGATTTCATCTGTGCTGTCATTTACCTCTCCATTTTTGATTGCTTTTTCTACTGCTTTTGCCTTATCTTTTGAATCAGCTATCTTTTTAATAGCTTTATCTTTGATTTCTGGCTCAACACCCTCTGGTCTAGTCTCTCCATTCTTAAATATCTGGATACCCAAACCAAAACCAAGAGCAAAACACTTCATTAATGCTCTCATTTTCGCACTATTCATATCGAAACAGCTTGGGTTAGGTATTGGCTTATTGGCATAGTTAGTTACAGGATACCAAACTTCCTTATAAAGATTGTCAATAGTAACCTTGCAATAGATTTCTACTGTACCATCTTCAAAGGTTTTTGGCATACCCCAAGTAACGTGCCATTGTGGGTAATGCTCGTTCATGATAGCTATACCATGAGCATTGGCTAGATAAGTAAAACCATTCTTTACTTCAGTTTTACCTGTTAGATCAATTACAGAAAGAGTATCGTATACCTCTTTATATGTAAGTTCTTTCATTGTTTATTCTCCATTTACTATATAGAGACAATTATATGAAATATTTGTACTATTGTAAACAATATATGATAGTATTATTATCAGTAAGTGGTTTTATTTAGGTTTGTAATAAAAACAAACAAAAACAAAACAAAGAAACAAGTAATTAAAT